TTTCGATTGCCCAGGACATTAAAGCATCATCCCTTACAAGGGCATTGGCTTTTAATGATGCGTCTCTAGACGCGATGTTTGCGTTTTCTCTTGCTGTATCAGCCATCCACCGATTCTGTTCTTTCTGGTATCTTAATATAGAACCAGTATCTTTTTTATTGGATGTATCAGCAGCTGTATTTTTTGCTTTAGTTAAAGCATTTGCATCGAGGTTTGTTCCTCGCATTTGTATAGGACCAGAGCTTTGTGCAGCACTGCCGGCTGCAAGAGTTGGTGAAAGGCCGGCTGCCTTTAGATCCGCGACGCGGCGTTGTACCGCGGTGTCTTCTCTTTTCCACTGTTTCTGCTGGTTAGCAGCGTTATATATAGTTGAAAATAGACCAGTAGCAGTATTAACTGCTGATGTTCCTACTGCGAAGCCGGTACCGTCAGCCATTTATGTCTTCCGTTTTTTCCGTAACTTTAGTTACTTTTTCCACTTTTTCCGTAACCTCAGTTGCCTTCGTTTTAGAGTCTTCTTTCTGTTGTTTAATATTCGCTTTAGCCTGTCTATTGATTTGGGTTGCATCTGCCCGATCAAAGTTCGGTCGTCGTGTAACATCTTCCCAGTTATCATCGACGTCTTCTTTTCTGGCGAAGTCATATTGTTCTTTTCTCCAGGCATTTAGATTTGCGCCGGCGCGCATGAGCATTTCCACTTGCTCTTTTGCGGGAATATATCCCGATGTTTCAACTATTTTTTCACCTGCGTCCTGAATCTTTTCCGATCTTATACGATCGTATGGTGTGTTAAATCTCATGATTTACTCCTAATGGTGGTCTATAAGACCAGGGTTCGAGGCGACAGGCATTGGCCTAATAGCTTTGATCTTATTTCCAAAGTTTACTATAAGTCCAGGTTCATCAGTTGATGCAAATATGTCCTTGCGGATGTTATCTTTCGTTGTGATAAATGTATTATTTAAAGTTGGTAGTGTTTCGAATTGGCGTCCAAGGTGCCAATAATCGAATGTATCTCTTAGATCATTACATACCATTGATTGTTTTACTCTCATTTCGTCGTATCTGCCCTGATAACCGAATAGATCCCTATTCTGTAAGGCATCTTCTGCGACGTATATTTCGGCATTTTCTATAGCCTGTTCTGAGAGATTAGCGAATTCAGGGAAGTAGAAGTCATATTTTGTTTGCCTTAGCCACTGGCGATTTATGCCCTGTTGATAACATGAGCGTGGCATTACTGACATTAGTCCCATTATGAGCCCGAATTCTTTTACGGTATATGAACCAGCGAAGTTCCTATCTGCTGTTATACCGTGTCCGGCAAGATTACCTTGCGGAGTGAGTGATGTCGGAGAGTCTACATATCCCGTAGTGGATGTCTGTAAGACTTCCGATATTATTACTGGTGATTTTGTTCCTCCAATATATTCCATTCTGTCGAGCCGATCGTCTCGTGCTGCTACCCCAAAGTGTGCTTTGAGGAATTCGGTGTATCTGACACCGGCGCGAGCGTTTCTCTCGAGGAATTTCTGTGTTTGGAATGCAAGCCGCAAGTCGGCTATGTTGAAGGAGGAAAGAGTTGAGACATCGACTGTATTCTCGTCGAGTATGTCTCTAATTGAGTCCGATAACAACACTTGTAGATTAGTTCCAACCTGACCTGATGCAGGATTACCACTCTGGGTAATACTACTTACCAAACCAGAGTTTGCTTGTACATCGGCTTGAATAGGCTGAAGTGGATATGAAGGTGTGTTTAAGGCCATTGCTATTGGCCAGTTAGTATCGGTGAAGACGGCTGAAGTTGTTCCGACTATTGGAAGTGCGGGTCCGTCTTGTGTTCTCTGTTGCCAGGGCAAAGCAGAGGTGAAATAATCCTTTTCCCATGCGCGGAAAAGTAAATTATTATTCGTTAATGCTGTTTCGGAAGCGAGAGTCTCGTCCCGATAATATTCATTGTATATTGTATTGTATGCTCGTCTGGGAAAGTCGAGCGGATGGGCTCCTATTGGATTTATATCTGTAGGGAATCCAAGGAAGTCCCATATCTTCCCTTTTTCTGTGACTGCTCCAGCAGCATCCCAGACGGGAAGGGTGGGTGTTAAGTCTCCTTGAGGACCGCCAGTTATAAAGGCTTCCCAGGAGTTTAGTCCATCATGTTCGTCCCAGAGTAGACGGTATGGACAGAAGAAGTAATGAACGTAGACATTTACTTCATGGAGGATAGGGGCGACTAATGGCTGCCATCGTACAACGATTTCATTGCCTATTTTGAATGTGTCGCCTGGTACGACTTCGTCGCACATGATAGGGATTAGTTCTCCCATATCGCAATTGAATTTTTTTTCGTATGAGAGGTCGAATACCGATCGACCTGGGTAGAGTCCTGATACGTTTGTAAAGGTACGATTAGCCATAAGAAGATGCTCCTATGGCTTATACTATACGGGTGCTAAGTAGTTGGAGTCAAGACTCCGGTTTCATTATCGAAGGTACCGATAAGTGTGAGATTATACTCTTCCGTATTAAGTTTATTGGCTTCTACCATTTGATGATAGTTTCGTTCTGCAATTGCTTTGTTCTTTGCGTGAAAGATAGGTCCGTATTCTTCGGCTAGTAGATCTTTTACACTGTAGAGTTCGGTAGTCATTTCTTCACTACCTCCTTTTTTATTTGTTCCAGGTTGTGTCACCTGGCAATACTAACAACAAGGTTAGCGTATTGATAAAGTACTATACGTACGTTTAGTAGACAAGGTTTTTAAGAATCTTCTATTCTATAATTGTCTCTGGGAGAGTTAACCACAAGCTGGCTGACAACAAGTTGTCCTTGTCGCCAGCGTGTGGATAACTCAGAGGTATCCGGATCCGGTCCGGGGGTTTGGCCTTTAAGGCCGAGCTGGCGCTTTTTTTTTCATACCCCGTGCGCCCCTACTTAGGGGCTATTGGGCTTTTTTTTTAAAATATTTTTTTTATTTATTTCTCATTTTACCCGCGTTCACGCGCCTCGCGGCGGCGACGTGAACGACGGGCCTACTCTCAGGTGCGCCCGGGACGGGTGCTTAAAGTTTCCCTTTGTCTGCGACTCTTATTCGGGCTTGTACATTTCTATCCCGCTGGCGTTTACTGAGTAGCGATATGTCGAAGATACTCGCGTCGTGTTCGTTTAAGTCGTTTTCCCTAGCTTTATATTCTTCGTCGATTTCCGCTACTCTTTTAGCTGCGCTTTCTGATAGGTCCAAGCCCAGTTTTTTGACATAGTAACGGGGCACTCCTCCGGGTACACCTTGAGTAGTTATTTTTTGTTGGTTTTGTATTTGTTTTTGATTTTTTTTAGCCCAATTTAATCCAATCCCCTGGGATTGGAGTTGGAAGAGATCAGAGTCTCTATTTGTTGGGTCACCATAGTATTTCTTTTGAATATAGCTCGCAACATAGCGAGCTGAGTGTGGGGTGACTGATCCAATATGGATCAGACCTTGGTCCCAAGCTTTTTTTATGATAGGTTCATCTTGTGGATACATATTAAAGATGATGAGGTGATAATGTGGACGACCGAATTTCTCGCCGTATTCGCCACAGGCGAAATACTTTATCGGTTCTGGATAAGATTTTCGAAGTCGTTTTAGGAATTTCTGTAGGTCTGGCTTTTGCAGCCTTCCAGCTATGGGCATTGCTTCTTCTGAGTAAGTGAGCGTGACGAAAAGCGAGGATTTATGCTCGCTTGTTTCGTGCATTATTCTTGATGCCCATTCTGAGGTTCTTTGGATTCTGCACGACATGCATTTCCCGCATGGATAATGTAGATCTCCGTTGATCTCGATTGGTTTCGTACAGACCATATTGTACAGCTAGAGGCGAATACCGCCACGAGAATTGCCGTACTTAGGAATACGACGGCCTTTCTTTTTTTTTCCGTAAGATCGCTTTTTTCCGTTTCCGCGTCTTTTTCGTGCCATTTATTTCCCCTTTAGCTTTAGAGCACTTGCAGTAAGAAGTGCGATTAGTTTTGCCTGGTCTTCGATGCTTAGATCTTTCATTAAATCAAGCTGCATTTTTGCTTGTCCCATTGGTGTATCCAACATCCCTGGGTTTAAATCATTTTCGATTGCCCAGGACATTAAAGCATCATCCCTTACAAGGGCATTGGCTTTTAATGATGCGTCTCTAGACGCGATGTTTGCGTTTTCTCTTGCTGTATGAGCCATCCACCGATTCTGTTCTTTCTGGTATCTTAATATAGAACCAGTATCTTTTTTATTGGATGTATCAGCAGCTGTATT